CTGTATCAGTGATACGTTGCATAGCTGCCATGATCAACATATCTTGCAGTTTGTTTTCTTTAACTAAGTTAAGACAATATTCTTTCATTACAAAATTTGGTAATTCTTCTACTTCTCGTTTTTTGATTTCTATTTCTAGTTCTATTTCTGGTGGAGGATTGCCAATAAGAACATTAAAAAACTCTTTATGGTTCATATCAGTTCATTTTAGGAAATAATTGTTGCTCTAACATATCTACAGCACGATCATCAAGAGTATTTGAAGTTTGCTTGCAAATTGCACGAAGCAAATCTACAATAAGTCGCTTCACAGAAGTCGTAGTAAAAAAAGTTAGTAATACTGGTTTTAAAAGTTTGAGCATAATTACTATTGTGTTACTTTCCAAACATACCAATAATTGCTACATTTGGCACATAGCTGTTTGTTAAGCAGTGGTCAATGCTTAGAGATACCCACAAGCAGCTTTTTTTATATGGAAGAAGAAGAAAAGGAAAGTAAAGATTATTTTGGACACGCAATCCGATTTATTATTCTTTGCTGGGCTTTGTCAGTTATGACTCTTGGATACATGGAAAGAATTAGGCTCGACACTTTTGCAGCAGGCCTCGTTGGGAATATCGCATCTTCTTATGGAATAGCTGTGAAGGGTAAGAATGGCAACACAAAAAAATCAGTTATAGTAGATAATAAGAACAACAAAGTAGGTATCAAATGAAAAAACTACTTCCACTTTTGCTACTTGCTGGTATGCCAGCTTCTTATGCTGGAGGCATAAGCCATTCAATTTCTTCTTCAGTACAACTTGAAGCAGTATCGGCTGGCAGTATTGCCGAGAAAGTTTCCAGTTCCTACAGTATCTCAGGTAGCGGTGTAACCACACTGGATTCTGATGATGCTAACTCAATAGGCGGGTTCTCTTCTACAA